CTTTTGCGGCCCCAAAACGGAGCAGCGAGTGGATGATGGCGGTGAGGCACCGCCGCCGGGCTACCAGCAGTCCTACCAGCAGCCGTCCTATCAGAACCAGCAGCCGCAGCAGATGGGCTTCGCCACCCAGAACCAGCGGCAGCAATGGCAGCAGAGTGCCCCCGGCGGGCAGCAGCCCAGCTACTCGCAGGGCGACCCTGACGATTTCTCGGTCATCGATGACAGCGACGACCTGCCGTTCTAAGGGGGGCTGATAATGGCAACTGGAAAACGGTATTACTGGATTAAGCTCAAGGACTCGTTTATGTCGTCGGACATGATCGATTACCTCATGGGGCAGCCCGATGGTGCCAACTATGTTGTCCTTTATCAAATGCTCTGTCTCAAAACCATCAACACTGGCGGCCGACTGGCTTTCCAAATCGGGGATATGATTATTCCTTATGATGTAGAAAAAATTCAGCGCGAATGCAAATGGTTCTCGTTGGCAACTGTCCGTGTTGCTTTGGAAGTCTATAAGCAAATCGGTCTAATTTATGAGGACAAAGATGGTGTTCTCGTTTTGGCCAACTACTCAGACATTGTCGGCAGTGAAACAGACTACTCTGCGCAGAAGCGCCTTCAGCGTGAAAACCGCCGCAGACAACTTCCCCCAAAGTGTGCAGACAGCAACGAGGACAACAATGTGGACAATGTCCATACAGAGAAAGAGATAGATAAAGAGAAAGATATAGAGAACAGAGAAAGAGTAAGAGATAACGGTAGTCCGACCGTCGATGCTGGGCTGGCTGAGATCATCCGCTCTTTCGAGGACAATCTCGGAGGTTTCCCACCAGCAGCGCGGGAAGACCTGCTGGGCTGGCGGGAGATTTTCACGGACGACCTCATCTTGCTGGCCATCAAAAAGGCCGCTCTGGCCGGGGTTCGCAAATGGTCCTACGTCAACGGCATCCTGAAAGTATGGAAAAACGAGGGTGTGAGAACCCTTGGTGACGTGCAGTCCCGTGACGAGCGGCGCAAGCCCCCGGCGGGTCAGCAGCCCAAACGCTCCGCTGCCGAGGACTACAATGAAATTTTCGGTGAACTTTTGGGAGGTTCAACATGACAGACAAAAAACTGATGGAGTTGCTGGTGGTCATTGATGATCACTACGGCCGCATCCGCAGCAAAGAGGAACGCATGGCAGATACCAAAATCTATATCCAAGCGTTCGGTGCTATCCCGGATGAAATCGTGGAAAAGGCCCTGTACACTGCATTTACGCAGTGCCGCTACCAGAATCAGCTTATTGTTGACTGGTGCGCCGAGGTCAAGAAGCTGCTGGCCGCCGGGCTTCCCTCGGCAAACGACCTCTGGGCACAGGCTGCGACCGCCGCCAAGCAGATTACGGCAAATCTGTACTACATGACCCACGGCGGGCTGGTGACCAGCGAGGGCAAACTCACCGGAGAGAACTTCAAAATCCGGAATGCTGAGATCTTCGCCGCCCTGCCGGTGGCGGTGCAGCGCTGGGCTGGCTCTCCGGCAGAGCTGAGCATGACCTTTGGCCGTGACGGCGCAGACCTGCTCCAGTTCGTGAAGCCGGGCTTCGTCCGGGCGGTGTCCGAGGCTCCGATCGAGAGCTTGCAGCCCCCGGTCCTGCCCGGTGGGGCAGCTCCGGCGCAGATTGGAGGTGGCACGGCATGAGGCGGAAAAGTCCTTTTCACAGCCTGATCGTGGGCGTTTCGTGCGCAATGGTTGGCTGCATCCTCGCAAGCACGGCCTACTCCCGGCGAGTAGACGAGCTGGAAATCGAGCGGGACATCTACGCCAGCCGCTTCCAGAACTGGCAGATGCGGGCGATTGACGCGGAGGAAAATGTCGGCCGGCTTCAGACCGAGGTAGATAACCTGACCGCAGAGCTGAACGCCCAGATCGATTTGACTCTTACATACGCCGGGTCGTTCAGCTGCACGGCCTATTGTGCCGAAGAATACGCCCACATCTGCGGCGAGGGACACGGAATTACATCCAGCGGCGCAAAGGTGCAGCCGGGCGTGACCGTGGCAGCTGACACCAGCATCCTGCCCTACGGCACGGTGGTCTATATCGAGGGTGTAGGTCTCCGGGTCGTTCAGGACACCGGGAGTGCTGTGGTAGGTAACAAGCTGGACGTGTCGGTGAACACCCATGCAGAGGCTCTGAGCTGGTCTGGATGGGGTTCTCACCGGGTTTGGATTGTCACAGCAGGAGGTGACGCTGATGCGGACACCTAAACAGAAAACCTCCGCCCAGAAGCGGTATGAGCAACTCAAGTCCCGTGGCTTGTGCGTTGCCTGTGGAAAAGTGCCGGCGCAGCCCGGCAAAACCAAATGCGTCCAGTGCGGCATCAACGCCAGCAAGTCGGCGCTGAGCTGGTATTACCGCAAGCACAAGGAGGTGCAGCATGGCACTGAATGAATATGGAGTCAAACTGGACAGCAACGGCTATGCACCCAGCATCCTCAACCAGCAGCCCACCTGCCTGATTTGCGGGCGATACCACACGGCCCGGCACGAGGTCTTTTATGGCCCCTACCGGGATAAGAGCAAGCGCTTGGGGCTGTGGGCGAATCTCTGCCCGTGGTGTCACCAGAACGGCCCGAATGCCATCCACCGCAACCATGACGAAGATCTCCGCTTGAAAAAGTGGGCGCAGAAAAAGGCTATGGAGCATTACGGGTGGCCGGAGGAGAAGTTCCGGCAGGAGTTCGGGAGGTCGTACCTGTGAGCACTTGCCCGATTATCGCCATTGACCCCGGCAATGCCCAGTCTGGCTACTGCGTTATCGATCGCAACACCCTGCGCCCGCTGGAATTCGGCAAGGTTGACAACGCCGAGCTGCTGCGGAAGCTGGCCTCTGCCACGGAGCAGGGCTGGCGGTGGGCGGTCATCGAGATGGTGGCCTCCTACGGAATGTCGGTAGGCCGGGAGGTGTTCGATACCGTCCTCTGGATCGGCCGCTTCTACCAAGCCCTGAACGCCTGCTGCCCAGTACGGCTGCTGTGCCGCATCGAGGAGAAGCGACACATCTGCCACAACACCCGCGCCAATGATGCTGCCATCCGGCGGGCACTCATTGACCGATTCGCAGACCACGACCTCAAAAATGGCCGTGGTACAAAAAAGAACCCGGATTTCTTTTACGGCTTCAAAGCCGATGTGTGGGCAGCCTACGCTGTGGGTCTGACCGCCATTGAGAACCGGGATAACGATTATCATTTTTCTGCTACTTGAAAGGAGCACATACCATGGATAGCTACGAAAACGAAGCCTCTAAGTTCGCCGCCCAGCGCACCAAGCTGAAGAACATCTGCGAGGCGCATGACCTTACCTACACGTTCATCAAGAACAGCTACCCCATCAAGCTGATTATCCGCCCCATCAAGGGTGTGGGCGAACAGATGTCCATGCTGGAAACCGCCAGCGAGGACAGCTACATCTCCCCGGATGCCTACCTCCTGTTCACCATGAAGGATGGTGTGCTGGTCTACCGCATGAGCAAGACCTTCACCATTGAGGATGCCCTGTTCGGCAAAATCAAGAACATCTTCAAGAATATGCACTCCTACTACTGCCAGTTCTTCTTCCGTGAGCTGATTGAGAGCGGCCGGCTGAAAGCCATCGGCGGGAAGATGCCGGAAATTCCTGAAACCACCGCAAAGGAGCCTGAGGAAAAGGCTCCCGACCTGCCCCCGGATGCCGAAAAGCTGGAAGAAATCGAGGATGATACCGATGATGCAGACGATACCGAGGCCGAAGCGCCCGCAGAGGACGAGCTGGCAAAGGCCACCGAGATTGCCCGGCAGAACGACGGCATCACGCAGGCCCTGCTGGAACAGCAGATGGGTGTGACCGCAGAAAAGGCCATCGCCCTGCTGGATGAACTGGAAACGGCCGGCGTGATTGACTTCTACGATGGCCGCTACTACCTCGCCAAGGCAGACAGCGAGGAGGAATAATCCATGGCAAAGGCAGCAGTAACGCGCAGCATCCGGGACGACCACCAGAAGAATTTCCTCAAAATCTTCAATGGCCTGACCGGAAAACATAGCCGCTGGGAGATTTGGGAGGATTTCGTCACCCTGACCGCTATTGAGATCTCAAACAGCACGGACAAGGTAAACGCCACGGAGCGCACCAAGATGTATCAGACCATCATTTCCAAATACTCCGCCAAAGAGCGGGACGGCATGGCCGAAATGCTGGCCGAGGTGGTCATGGGCATGGAACAGAACCCCGACCAAGATTTCCTCGGCTCCTTGTACATGATGTGTGAGCTGGGCAATGACCACGCCGGGCAGTTCTTCACCCCCTACGATGTGTGCCGCTGCATGGCCGAGATCACGTTTGACCCGAAGCTGCACCCGGACATGGAGGGCTTTATCTCGGTATCTGACCCGGCCTGTGGAGCTGGCGCCACGCTGCTTGCCTTTTTGAACGTCTGCAAAAGACGGAATATCTGCTACCACAACAAAGTCCTTGTCATAGCCCAAGACATTGACTTTATCGTTGGGCTGATGTGCTACATCCAGTGCAGCTTCATGGGCTGCGCTGGATATGTAGTCATCGGTGACACACTCGTGAACCCGGCAACGGCCTACGACAGCCGCGGATTGCTGCCCGCAGGACCACAAAACCGCATCTGGTATATGCCGCTTTTCTCAACCGATGTGTGGTATATGCGCCGCCAGATAGCGCAGATGAACCTGCTGTTTGAACCGAAAGGCGAACCTGCAAAAATCGAAAAATCCGATATTAAGCCCGCAAATTTGCAAAAATCTATCAAAAATGAGCCTAAAGCCCCGGAAAACGAGCCTCTTAACGAAACCAAAACCGGGCAGCTCACGTTTTTCTAACCCGAAATAAGAAAGGAGTATCCCTATGGCAGACATTACTTATATCCCTATCCGGCAGCTGTACCCTCACCCCGATAACCCCCGCAAGGAACTGGGCGACCTGTCCGAGCTTGCCGCCAGCATCAAGGAAAACGGCGTGTACCAGAACCTGACGGTCATTCCCGGCCACTACCTCAGCAGCCGGGAGTACATCAGCAAGTGCGTTGACGAGGGCGGCGATGCAGCCGCCGCCGCAGCAGCATGGGCTCCCAAGGTTATGTGGGTGGGTGACGACTACACCATCATCATCGGCCATCGCCGGGCAGCGGCAGCGCAGCAGGCAGGATTGTTTGAAGTGCCCTGCGTAGTCGTGGAAATGGACGAAAGGGAACAGCTGCAAACCATGATGATTGAGAACATGCAGCGTAGTGACTTGACTACCTATGAGCAGGCTCAGGGCTTCCAGATGATGATGGACTTTGGGCAGACCGTGGAGCAGATCTCCGACAAATCCGGCTTCTCACAGTCCACCGTTCGGCGGCGTATCAAGCTGCTGGAACTGAACCACGACAGCTTCAAGAAAGCCGAAAAGCGCGGTGCAACCCTGTCTGACTTCGCCCAGCTGGACAAAATCGAGGACTTGGAAGCCAGAAACCGGGTGTTGGAGACCCTCGGCACCCAGAACTTCAACAGGGCTATGCAGGATGCGCTGGAACAGCAAAAATGGCAGCACCAAAAGGCCGAATGGATTGAGCAGCTCAAAAAATTCGCCGTGGAAGATCCGCAGGCCACCTACCAGACACACGAACACGTAAATGCGTATGGCAAATGGGGCACAAAAAAGGAAGTCATCATGCCGGAAGATGCCGACAAGGTTGCTTATGTCTATAAGGTCAGTGAAAATCAGATTGACCTGTATAAACCTCGCGATACGGATGCCGAGGATGCCAGCAACTCAGCGAGAGAAGCCGCAAGAGCCACCGAGAAGCTTGCGAGAGAACAGTTTGCCGCCGTCACGAAGCTCATGTATGAGCTGCGCTGGGACTTCGTGAAAAACCTGACTCCCGCAGAGTGCAGAAAGCACCTGCCGGAAATCTTGGCTTATTCCACCCCGGTTCTGACCGAATATCGGCACATGGAGGACGACGAAAATGTGTTGCAGCTGCTCGGCATCGGTCTGGATGAGCAGATTCGGGAAGACACGGAACTGGAAGATGCCCTGAAAATGTTCAATGCTTACGATACCGAGCCGGAGAAGATTCTACTGGCGGCTGCTTTTGATGCAACGGACAGCAGTCGTGAGGGTTATTGGAGCACGGAATGGAACGGGCCGACAGGCGCGAGCAAGTTCGTTCACCGCAAAAATGATGACCTTGACAGCACCTATGAACTGCTCGCTGCACTCGGTTACGAAATGGCCGATGATGAAAAGGCTTTGCAAGACGGCACCCACCAGCTTTTTGCGGTGTATGGTTCCGGCAGCCAGGCTGACACGCCCTGCGATAAGTGCAAAGCTGCTCACCCTGAATGCGACAAGTGCTGCAAAACTTGCGATGACCACTGCAATGCGTTCCAGCTGTGCAGAAAGGAGTATGGCGAATGACCGACCTTGTAAAGTGTGACCGCTGCGGTACGCCGTTCAGCATCCAGACCGCCGGCATCCGCGCCACATGGAGCGGCGACTACATGGTGCAGTATTTCACCTGCCCTGGCTGCCACCATCGCTACCAGATTCTGACCACGGACACCGAGCTGCGCCAGACCATCCAGAGGCATAAGGCCATCGCCGCAAAAATCAAGCTGGGCCAGACTAAGCATTTCCGGCCGGGAACGCTGAAAAAGTATCAGGCTGAAATGGAAAAGCTGGAGGCTGAGCAGAAAAAGCGGCGGGATGAACTGCTGGACAAGGGCAACGAGATCCTCGCCGCACTGGGAAAGGAGTAACCCATGGACGACTTAAAAGAATATGCAGACCGCCTCAAATTTGAAATTGTGGCTGCCGACTTTCTGAGCACCGAAGACCGGGAAATGGTCTTTGACCTCATCGAGAAAGTGCTGGGTGATACCGATGCCTGACCAGTTTTTCATCAACATTGCGCTGCTGGCCGTTGGCGTGTCCATCGGGGCGCTGCTGGGCGAAACCAGCCGCCAGCAGCACGACCGTGCTCTGTTCCGGGAGTATATCAACTTCATGGCCGAATCAGAGCAGAAAAACGAATTGCTTTTCCGTGAAGTGATTCATTTCCAGACACAGAAAGGAGCCTCCCATGAGGAAGAACAGGAATAACCGCCCGCCGGAAGTCGGCGCACGGGGGCTGCTGCGGCTGCGCTGCCCCTGCTGCGGTAAGGAGTTCGGTACATACCTCCACGTTTCGCAGATGTCCATCGGCTGCCGCTGCGGGGCCACGATCTCGCTTGAACGTGGGCTTGCCCACTATGAGTTTGAGTGTGGGTGCTGCGGGCTGCACGCCAAAGGCCAGACCAACATCGAGGATTTGGAAATCACCATCCCCTGCAAGTGCGGCAATCCCATCACGTTGCACTGGGACAAGGACAAGCGGAGGTACATCGAATGACCCTTGAGGAAGCCTGCCGCCTCATCGACCCGGCAACGGATTTGGACGCTCTGGCCGAGATTGAATATTACAACGGCTTCAAAGGCAAAGACGCTGCTGCCAAATCCCTGCACGAGGCCAGCCAGATGGTCGTTGACTTTGTGCGCCAGATGTCATGGCATGATGCCAAGAACCCGCCAATCGCCCATGAAGAAAGCTGGGAATGCGCCGGCGAAAAGCACTGCGCCGTGATAAGCGACATCGTATGGGTGTGCTGCGAGAGCGGCCACACCATGAAAGGCTGGGTCGAAAACGGGACGTGGCACATTGAGGATGGCCACCGTGCAGAGGATGGCCACTACGGGCATGTGAAGCTGTGGGCACCGCTGCTGGAGCCGCCGGAGGTGAAAAAATGAAAACCATCACAGTTAAGCATGAGGTTTCGCCGGGTCGTGAAAGTTGCGAATTCGGCGGAGATTTTTGGGGCAAAGAGGTGTGCAAGTACCATACGTTTCGTACTCAAACCCACGGACGCAAGGCTCCACCGGAGTACAGAAAACCGAAGTGTTTACTGTTCGACTGCTGGCTTGAACAGCCGTACAAAAAGTGTGAGGCTTGCAAGAAAGCGTGTATGGAGGCTGAATATGACAATGGAACAACTGCATTTCATGGTTGAATCTCCGGCCAACTTTGTCAGACTGGCCTGCACAATTCTCTTTGAAAAAAGAGAAGCAATGGCCGAATGGGCTGCCACATGGCATGACGTGTTCGATTGTGCCAATGGCGAACAGCTTTTTCTTCAGTTCATGGAAGAACTTTTCCCGGATGGCTGCACCATTGGGGAAAAGGAGCTGAATCGGATAACCGACCGGGCAGTCCGCTACTTGCAAACCGAAACCCGCTGCCTTGACCTGAAAGCCGGTCACGATAAGTCTCGGTTTACCTACTGGGTGTCCTTTATTCCTGAACACAAAGTCTATGGATGCGAGTTCGCTCGGCATGAGGAAACCATTATTGAAATCCTTACCGCATTCTTCGGGAAGTCAATCGCAGGTTACAGTCTGGACACTTTGAAGCACTTCATTCTCCGTTCCTTTGAAATCCGCTCTGATAATTCATCGGTACGGTCTATTGCAGAGGATGTGGACTTTATCCAACGGGCGGTATTTGCCCGGAGTTTTGGCAACGGCAAACAGGAGGTGCCGGAATGAAATGGGTTGCGCTTATCTATGCAGCGGAGTGGATTTCAGTGGGGTTGGCGGTGTCAACCGCAATCCACGTCACCGGAAATCTGAGGGCGCTTTGGTTCTTTTTGATTCCGGCATTATTCGGCGTTAGCTATCATGATGGCGATGAGGGAGAGAAAAAATGAAGTACTGCGTTGAAATCTCGGAAGAACAGTTGCGTATCATCAGCGTGGCTGTGGACGAGTATATGAGGCTGCGCATGGGGCAGTTTGAACCCTTGACAGAGGATTTGGTCTTTGATGGAGAGGACAAAAAGCAACTCTATGAGAAACCATACGACATCCGCGTCTATAACGAACGGAAGCATTGCATCGAAACGATGTTTGAGGCTGCCTATAAACTGGCCTACCCACCGTTTGGACACCGGGAGCGGCAACACGATTCATGGGGAACGTGCATCGACCTTGTACACGCTATCGAGCATCAGCAGTGGTTAGATGCCCCAGAAAATAAACGTGAGGCACCGGGCACAACAAACAGGTCATTTGATCCCGTTCCACTGGGGCACGAACCGTTCCCGAAAATCGAGAGGGTGGACGAATGAGCTGTCTGTCTTGCGAGAACTACATACCCCTTAACCCGGCCATCCAGCGCACCGATGCCCAGGGCCAGACCTATACTGTGCCCGGCCTGTGCAAAATTGGTGCAGACCACATAATTTGTGGACTTCCGGTCTACCTTCCGACAGCAAAATGTGATAAAATAATAGAGGCGCCGCCGCAAGACGGTAGCTGAATTATGACGGAGGTAGGTTGTGACATTACAGGAATTGTCCAAGTACTATGACATTCAGATGACCCTCGAAAAAGACCGTGAAGCCTTGGAGCGACTGCGACAAAGAATCACTCCCGCCTCCCCACAACTGACCGGGATGCCCCACACGCCGGGTGTCCGGGATAAAGTCGGAGATCTGGCTGTAGAGTTGGCCGACATGGACGAGCGCATCCGCTGGCTGGAAGAGCTGGCAGCGCAGGAAAAGCCCAAAGTCGAGGCCTACTGCAAGAGCATTGTGGATGCTCGGATGTATCTGGTTTTCAGACTGCGGTTTATCCGCTGCTACTCATGGGCCGAAGTTGCCGGAGTTCTGGGAAAAGGATATACCGAAGATGGGGTCAGCCGGATGGCATACAACTACCTCAACAAAAACTGACCGATAAGCCCTGCATTTGCGGGGCTTTTTATTTTTGCCCCAAAACTGAAATTCAAATCAGAAATCCACACAAAATCAGCTCAAAATTGAAATGAATTTAACTTTTACCCCCTGAAAAGTTGAATTCAAAGTGGAAATCGTTGAGAATCAAGGGGATGGTTTCACTCGCTGTCGGACGTTGTCGGATGGTTTCGGATGGATGCCGAAGCTTACCGATGGATTCAGATGACAACGGACGCTCCGAGTGATATGATTATGATGCAAAATTCAAATCAAGCCAAGCGGTGCTCACCATTCCCGGTGGGTGCCGCTATTTTATTGCCTGAAAGGAGGATTCCGGGCCGCACGTTGCTCCTTTGCGTGCGGCATCACCGTAGCACCCCGAAAAGCCGAGGTGCTGCAGCTGGGCATTTCGCCGTGCCCAGTCACAAAGAAGGAGATTTTCCATGTATCAGAAAATCAAGGCAAAATTCAAGGCAAACCCCACCATTTTCTACGCCTGTTCCATCGTTGCATCATGGGCAGGAGTCGGCTCCCTGATGAACTTCCGCACGCTGGCCATCAACAACGGCGCTGCTGCGGCTATCATCTGGGCGGTTTTCAACTCGCTGGCCTGTATCTTCTTCGGTCTGTTTGCGGAGTACATCCCGACCGTCCGGCGCATCATGCAGAGCAAGGTGATGTTCTACTTCATCGGCTTTTTGACCGTGTTCCAGACATGGACGCAGATGTCCGGCATCTATGAGATCTTCGGCGACACGCCGATCGGCACCACCGGAGGCACATTGATTGTCTACGGCACCTGCCTTGTGTTCCTGTTTATGCTTCTGAAAGAGGGCATGATTCGGAACGTCCTGTCTGATGGCTTTTCATGGGTGGTTGTTTACGGTCTGCTGGCAGTCGTTGTCATTGCCGCGCTGGTATACACCCACGGTGCATTCGTCAACATCGACCCCGGCCTGACTGCTGCCGGTATCCAGACGGGCCTCTACAAAGGCTTCCTGCTGCTGCCCGGCCCGTTCACTTATCCGTACTACTACTCGCTGTTCTCCTACAACGACAAAAATGAAGATGGCACCCAGCACGGCAACATGAAAAAGTCCTTTGTGCTGGCTGGCGTGATGTTCGGTGTCTACATGGTGCTGGCTGCGCTGCTCACATGGGTCAATTTCAGCCCACTGCTGAATACGCTCAAGGCTATCCTGATCACCATCATTGCGCTGTCCTCGCTGTCCACCTACCTCTATTCGGAGTATCTGGTGTTCGGTGAGAACATCGGCTTTCTCATTGACGTGCTCACTGTTACCTCGTGGCAGCTCGTGATCCCGCTGGGTGTCATGGGCATCTGGACGCTGATGAGCGAGCTTCGGGTGTACATCATCATCTTTGTGCTGCTGGCCTCCGTGGTCCTGCACCTCGTTTCTGACCGAAAGGAGGATGCACGATGAAAATCACGGTAAAGAAGCTGTCCGAGCTGCACAAGCCCGCCCACAACATCCGCCGGCATTCCGAGAAGCAGTTGACCGAGTACATCCGCAGCATTGAAATGTTCGGGCAGGTCAAGCCGCTGGTCGTGGCCGAGGACGGTGAGATCATCGCCGGTAACGGTCTGTATGAAGCGCTGCTCCGCATGGGCCGGGAAACCTGTGACTGCTATGTCATGGTCGGCCTGACCGATGTTCAGAAGAAAAAGCTCATGATGGCCGACAACAAGGTCTATGAGCTGGGATTCACTGATGTGGATGCCATCGAGGAACTGGTCAAGGAGCTGGACGGTGATGTGGATGTCCCGGGCTGGGATGCCGATCTGCTGGAAATGCTGAACAGCACCGAGGATGAAGCGGACGAAATGATTGGCTCCTACGGAGAATTCCCGGAGAGCGAGATTTCGTCCATCAACCGCCAGCAGAATGAGGAACACGTCCCCTATGCAGCAGCGCCTACCTATCCGGTAGCGCCGCCCGACCCACAGCCCGTGTCCACCGTCTCCGAGCCTCCGCAGCAGCCCTCCCCGGTGTTGGAGGTGTCTACACCTACCGAGCCGGAAACCGCTGTTCCTGAGGCGGCCAGCGGCGCAGAGCAGCACCGGTACATCCGCTGCCCGAAGTGTGGTGAGCTGATATGCCTGTGAAAGTAGTGGAAAGCAACCTGAACGTGTTGCAGGCTGCGAAGATCCGCATCCGAAATGTGTTCGCCAACGGCTGCAAAATCTACCTGAGCTTTTCTTCCGGCAAGGATAGCCTGTGCATGGCCAACCTCGTTTATGAAATGATTCTCTCCGGTGAGCTGGACCCCAAGCAGCTGACGGTGACGTTCATCGACGAGGAGGGGCTTTACCCCTCGATGGTCGATGCAGCATACCGCTGGCGGCGCAACTTCCTGTCAGTCGGCGCAAAATTCTTGTGGTTTTGCCTGCCGTTCAAGCAGGTGTCCGTCATTGACCACCTGTCCAGCTCCGAATCGTGGATAACGTGGGAGCCGGGCAAGGAAGATGTCTGGATGCGCAAACCGCCCGATTTTGCCATCATGTACAGTCCCTACCTCCACTATGCAGGGGAAATGAACTACCAGACGTTCTGCTCCAAGGCGTTTTCTGACGGCATCCAGCTTGTCGGTCTGCGCACGGCGGAAAGCCTGACCCGCTTCAAGTGCATTGCCAACACCAAAATGGAGCGCATCACCCGCGGCGGCAAGTTCTATCCCATCTACGACTGGAAAGACTCCGATGTGTGGCTGTACATCAAGGAGCGAAACCTTGAATTTCCTGAGATCTACATGAGGCTCTATGAGGCGGGTGTCCGAAAGAATGCCCTCCGGCTGTGCGCATTCTTCGGTGACTGCGGCACACAGGGCCTCCGTTGGATAGCTGAAACGGACAACGACCTGTGGGAGCGCATCCAGCGGCGAGAACCCAATGCCTACCTCGTTCTGCTCTACTGGGATTCTGAAATGTTCCGGCGCACCACCCGCAAGCGTGGGGAGCTGGAAGAAGAATCCGAGAAAAAGGACTATAAAGCCCTCTGCAAAGACCTTCTGTTCCTGCACCCGGAGCGCTACACCATCGCCAAGGACACCCTGTCCCACATCGAGCACTGGCGTGGCCTGTTCATCAAGACCTACGGCATCGCTGAGCAGAAGCACTACAAGACCATGTACGAGGGCCTGTTGTACGGAGACCCCAAAATGCGTATCCTGCGCATTCTCTGGACCACCATCTACAACGACCACAACGCCCGCATCAAGGAGGAGCAGAACCATGGAAAGCATTGATGTATTCGCCCCGCTGGCATCCCTCCAGTGGGTAGACCGCAACACTATTCACGCCAACGACTACAACCCCAACAAGGTCAGCGAGGAAAACCTGAAGCTGCTTATCCAGTCTATCCTGACCAACGGCTGGACACTGCCCATCGTGGTACGCCCTGACGGCACCATCATTGACGGCTTCCATCGCTGGACTGTATCGGGCCGGGAGCCGCTGCTGTCCCTGCTGGGCGGCAAAGTGCCGGTCGTAGTCGTAGACCACCACGGCGACGAGAGCGCCGACGTGTACGGCACCATAACCCACAACCGTGCCCGTGGCACCCACCTGTTGGAGCCGATGAAAGCCATTGTCAAGAAACTCATTGACGAGGGCAAGACCGTGGAGGAAATCGGCAAGCAGCTGGGCATGAAGCCCGAAGAAATCTTCCGCCTGTCCGGCTTTACCAAAGACGAGTTCCTGAACATGATGACCAAGGGCCACGACACATACTCCAAGGCTCAGGTCATCCGGAGCGTATGAAATCGTCCTTGCCAGCGCTCATGCGGGCAGGGGCTTTATCTCGAGGAAAGGAATCATCACTATGGACTACTATGATTTTGTGGCATCCGCCATTGCTGCCGTCGCCAGCCTCTATAATGCAAACGCTGAGCTGGCACATCTCCAGAAGATCGGCGTGAAAGACGTGTGCGTACTCTGGTGCGGCAGCACACTTCAGAACAACAAGGCTTGGCTGTCCACCACCGTCCCTGACTGTATGTACTACGAGGCAACCTACGACGGCGACAAGAAGGAGCTGCGTCTGGATGCCTATAGGAAGATTCAAAGCGTGAGCATTCCCTGCTGAAAGGAGCACGACACCATGAACACCGTAACCGTATACGCCTGTCCCAGCGTCCCTATGGACAGCATCGAGTATACCATCGAGTATGACCCTGCTGTGGTCGAAGCCTTTCTGCATCCGCCCAACAGCGGACAGGAGCGGGCCGACGATGGCTCGTTCGGTGACGAAAAGGTACTGTGACGGGGGTGCCCCACACTGAGCGGGCTCGACGACCCCGAAACCAAGCTAGTTAGTGAGGGAAAAATCAGTCATTTCGTTACGGTTTGTATAATGACTTCGCTGTGATTTTCCAAAGAGTTTTACAAAAAAGGAGGTGGTTTCTGAATGCCGACAAAAGAAAGAGTTGCTGACATGACTGTGACCACCACCCAACTGGCCGCCGTGCTGGGCATCACGAACCGCAGGGTGCAGCAGCTCACACAGGATGGGGTGCTCACCACCGTCAGTCGAGGAAAATTTGTCCTTGGTGACGCAGTGCAGGCCTACAATGCCAGCACTGCCCGTGGCGGGCTGACCAAAGAGGAAGCGGCAGAGGCCAAAAAGCTGGACCACATCAAGCAGAAAGCAGAAGCTACGCTCAAAGCCAGCAAAGCGAAAATCGCTCAAGCTGAGGCAAAAGAGCTGTCCGGGCAGATGCACCGCAGTGAGGATGTGGCCGCTATGACCTCTGAGCTTATCTACACCGTCCGGGGTGCGCTGATGGCGCTGCCCAGCCGTGTTGCCATCAATGCGGCTGCTCTGTCTGACCCGGCAGAGGTGGCAGAGTATATGCGTGGCGAGGTGAATCAGATAGCCGAGGAAATCGCCATGTTCCGTTACGACCCGGCAAAGTATGAGGCCCGTGTCCGTGAACGCAAGGCGTGGGCTGAAAAGCTGGCTGGTGACGACGATGAGTGAGAATGCAGCGGTTGACCGTCTGAATGCTCTGGTGTCAAAGCTGGTGGCAGCTATCCGGCCCCCGCCCAATATGTCCGTCAGCGAGTGGGCAGCACAAAACCGCGTCCTGTCCCCGGAAGCATCTGCTGAACAAGGCCGCTGGCGCAACAGCAGAACGCCCTATCTGGTGGAAATCATGGACGCATACTCTGACCCTCGCGTCCATCACATTGTTGTCGTTGCGTCCTCGCAGGTCGGCAAGAGCGAATTTGAAAACAATGTCATCGGCAGAACGATTGACGTTGACCCCGGATCTATCCTTTTTATCCACCCGGTTCAGACTGATGCCAAGGAGTACAGCAAGCTGCGTATCGCTCCCATGATACGAGACTGTCCTACCCTGCGGGCAAAGGTAGCAGAGAGCAAGAGCCGAGACAGCGGCAACACCATTCTGCAGAAGTCTTACCCCGGCGGCATCCTGACCATGTGCGGCTCCACCGAGGCGCACGCTTTGGCATCGAAACCCATCCGCTATGTGCTGGGCGATGAACGTGACCGCTGGGCTACGAGTGCCGGCACTGAGGGCGACCCGTGGGAACTGGCAATGGCCCGGCAGACCACGTTCTACAACGCAAAGGCGGTCGAGGTTTCCACCCCGACAATCAAAGGTCACAGCGCAATCGCCAAGGCCTACGTCAAAGGCACGATGGAACGCTGGGTGTCGCAGTGTCCACACTGCAAGGGATTCCACGAACTGCGCTGGGAAGATATTCGGTACGAGTATGACACCATCGAGGTTCACGGCGAAAAGACCTACAAGGTCAACGATGTGTGGTATCTCTGCCCGGAGTGCGGCTGCATTTCGGACGAAGTGACCATGAAACGTGCGCCTGCGCACTGGCAAGCAGAGAATCCGGCAGCCTACGAGAACGGCATCCGTTCTTTCTGGCTGAACAGCTTTGTTTCCCAGTGGGCTGCATGGAAAGAAACCGTGCTGAAATACCTGAACGCACTGGGCGATACGAAGAAGATGCAGGTCGTGTACAACACCCGGCTGGGCCTGTTGTGGGAAGACCGCGGCGATGTGCAGGACGAGGACACCATGCTGGGCCGCAGGGAGGAATACCCTGCGGAACTGCCGGACGGCGTGCTGGTTCTGACTGCTGGCGTTGACACACAGGATGACCGCATGGAGTACGAAATCGTGGGCTTCGGCCACTTCGGTGAAACGTGGGGCATCGAAAAAGGCATCATCATGGGCCGCCCGGACAGTGACGAGGTCTGGCAGCAGCTTGATGAACTGGTATTCGACCGTCGCCTGAAATTCGCCGATGGCGTGGAACTGCCCGTGTCCATAAAGTTCGTGGACGAGGGCGGCCACTTCACGCAGGATGTTCGCCTCCGCTGCCATGAGCGCATCGGCAAAAAGGTGTTCTGCATCAAAGGCTTTCCCGGCTCGGACAGGCCGTTCACGGCTCCGCCCAAGCAGCAGAAAATCACGATACAGAACCGCTACGTCGGTATGTGCTGGCAATACCAGCTGGGCGTTGATTCCGGCAAGCAAATCATCATGGATGATTTGAAAGTGCAGGAGCCGGGCGCCCGGTATTGCCATTTCCCACGCCGGGATGACTACGGGCTGAGCTATTTCAACGGCCTGTTGTCCGAACATCTGGTGTACAAAGAGAACCACCGCAATCCGTGGCAATGGGAGAAAATCTCCGGCCACGAGCGAAACGAGGCACTTGACTGCCGGAACTACGCTTTGGCAGCCTACAAGGTGCTGCCGAAAGACCTCGATGCCATCGACCGTGCCCTGAAAAGGCTGCGTGGAAAGGCGGTCGATGCCCCGGCAGCAGTAAACATTCAACAACCACAGCCCTCCCACAGAAAAAAGAGGGAGAGCCTATTGGACGACTGGTGAGGTGTGAGATATGAATACCACGACCATCAAAAAGCGGCTGGAATTCCACACGCAGCGGCTTGACAACCTGTATACGGCATACAACAAGCTGCTGTCTGGCGGCGTGAAAAGCTACCGTCTGGATGACCGTGAGCTCACCCGGCTCGACCTCGGCAAGCTTAGCGATGAAATCAAAGAGGCCGAGCAGAAAGTCGATGAACTGGAATCGTTGCTGAACGGCCAGAACGCGCGAAAAGCGTTCGGGATCATTCCGCGAGACTGGTAACAATTTTGGGTAACGGCCCATCCGGGTCTTTGCCGCGGGCTGGCTGCTTTTCACTCCTTTCCCCAGCCAGTCCGCTTAGTTTGAAAGTTATGGAGGCGATATTTTGAAATACCGTGCAACGGCTGCGCCGCAGGCCAGCGGATACAGCGAGGCTGGTGCAAGCCATAAGCGGCGTGCGCTGCGGGCATTTTTCCCGAACAGCAATTCGCCATCCAGCGATATACACGACAACGCCGACACCCTGCGGCAGCGCAGCCGGATGCTCTACATGAGCGCACCTGTCGCCACAAGTGCCATCAACACGAACCGCACAAAGGTGGTCGGCACTGGCCTGACCCTGAAATCCACCATCGACCGGGACGTTCTGGGTCTTACCCCGGAGGCGGCCAAGGAATGGCAGACCAAGGCTGAGGCCGAGTTCCGGCTCTGGGCCGAGAACCGCCGCAACTGCGATGCTATGGGGATGAACAACTTCTACGGATTGCAGCAGCTGGCCCTGAAAAGCTGGCTTATGAGCGGCGATGTTTTCGCCGTTGTGAAAATCCGGGACGTTGATAAGCTGCACCCCTACGCCCTGCGGCTGCATCTGGTGGAGGCCGACCGGGTGTCTACACCGAACCGATACGGCAGCGCGATTGACATTTTGGGATACACCGTAGGCAAGAACCCCGACAACGGGAACAAGATTCTCGACGGTGTAGAGGTGGACAGCAGCGGTGCCGTTGTGGCGTACCACATCCGAAATACCTATCCGCACGAGTGGCTCAACAGCGAGGAAACCGTATGGCAGCGTGTGGAGGTCGTTGGCAAAAAGACCGGACTGCCCCAAGTGCTGCACATCATGGAATCGGAACGGCCGGACCAGTACCGCGGCGTTCCCCTTGTTGCGCCTATCATAGAACCGCTGCTCCAGCTGCGCAGATACACCGAATCCGAACTGCTGGCGGCACTTGTCCAGTCGTACTTCACGGCGTGGATTGTGTCGGATGCGCCCAAGGACGCAATTCCGTTCAACGAAACTGGCAGCGGAGATCTGGGCGGCGTTCCTGTTGAGAACCCGCAGATGGACAATGCCAGCCACAGCACGAACGAGTACGAAATGGGCCCCGGTCAGGTGGAACATTTGGCCAAGGGCGAAGACATCAAGTTCGGAAACCCAAACATTCCGACCGCCGGATTTGAGCAGTTTGTCAAAACGCTGTGCAAGCTGATGGGCGGCGCAATCGAGATGCCTTACGAGCTGTTGCTCAAAGAGTTCAACGCCAGCTATTCCGCCTCCCGTGCTGCCCTGCTGGAAGCGTGGGAGGGTTTCAAGATGCGGCGCACGTGGCTGGTGGATAGTTTCTGCCAGCCGGCATACGAGATTTGGCTGTCCGAGGCCGTAGCCCGTGGGCGAGTAATCGCTCCGGGCTTTTTTGATGACCCGCTGCTCCGTGCTGCATGGTGCGGTGCCCGCTGGATTGGCCCTGTGCAGGGCAGTCTTGACCCCGCCAAGGAAGTCAATGCAGCCATTCTCCAGACGCACCACGCCTTTAAGACCCACGAACAGGTCACCCTTGAGATGGGCGGCGGCGACTGGACCGAAAACGCCGAACAGCTGGCTCGTGAAAATGAGCTGCTGAAAGCAGCTGGCAGTGAGGGCGCAATCGAAACCACCGCCAGCATTACGACACAGGGAGGTAAGCAAAATGCCCAAACCGAATAACGCACCGCAGGTGAACATCCAGCGGCCTTGTTACGCAATGGCCAGCACTGACGGCCAGACCGCCGACATTACCATGTACGGCGATATCGTGGAAAAACAGCCCATCGACAGATGGACCAATGAACCGATTCCCGGCCAGTACATCGTTGAGAGTGAGTTTCTGAACGACTTGGCACAGATTGAGGGGTGTTCACAAATCACCATCCGCATGGACAGTTTGGGCGGCGATGCAGGCGTTTCCATCCTGATTCACAATCGGCTCCGGGAGCTGGCGGCCAAAGGCACCAAGCTGGTCTGTATCGTGGACGGTGTGGCAATGAGTGGCGGCAGCCTTATCATGTGCGCCTGCGATACCGTCCGCGTAAATCCGTCCAGCCTCGTGATGATTCACAAATGCTGGAGTTTTGTTCTTGGCGCATACAACGCAGATGAACTGCGCAAGGCTGCCGATGCCAACGATGCGTGGGACAAGTCGCAGGTCAGCATCTACAAGCGCAAGACTGGGATGTCTGAAACTGTGCTGTTGCACATGATGGCCGACACTACCTATATGACAGGCAAAGAGGCCGTAGAAAAGGGCTTTGCCGACGAACTGCTGGATGATGCTGAACCTGTTGCAATCTCCGCAAGCGCAGACCGTCAGACCATCTACGCAAATGGTCACGCCCTGCGCCTGATGCCTGGCGTAAAGTTGCCAGACAACATTCCTATGGCTAAAGCGGCTGCACCTGCTGCCGCTGCTGCAAATACACCGGCGGCACCCGCCGCCCAGTCCAACGAAGGAGGACAATCCACTATGGCAAACAATGCAAATCCCACCCCTGCAACCCCCGCAGCAGAAAACCCGCAGGCCGCAGTTGACGCAGCCGTGAGCGCGGAGCGCAACCGTCTGGCCGAAATCGATTCGGTGGCAAGCCTGTTTGACCCCGCTCTGGTGCAGGAGGCTAAGTACGGCGAGACCGCTTGCGATGCTCGCGAGCTGGCATTCCGCGCCGCCAAGGCTGCTGCTGCGCAGGGTCACGAGTTTCTGAAGAATCTGGCAGCGGACAACGCCGCATCTGGTGCACAAAACGTGGAGGCTGTTCCGGGCGCGTCTGCATCTGGCAGCCCGGAATCTCTGCCCGATGCAAATGGCAATGTGCCCAAGACGCAGGCCGAGCGCATGGCTGCTGCCGAAGCAGCCGTCGCCGAACTGCTCGATGACGACAAGAAGTGAGGAGGAACACTACTATGAGCGAACTGAGCAAATCTCTCGGCACCATGGAATTTGATGGCCTGATTGCCGACATCAACCCCAAGCTGGTTGTCAGCGGCGGCACCATCCGCAAGCTGTCCAAGGCCGATACCATCAAGCGCGGCACCATTCTGGCAAAGTCTGGCGGCACTGCTGGCGATAACAAGCTGGTCGTGCTGGGCACCGCTGCTGCCAGTAATGAGGTGCTTACCGCTTACTGCATCCTGTGTGATGATGTGGACGTTGGCACTGCTGACGATGTGACCGCCCCGGTGTACCTGATGGGCTGCTTCAACTCCAACAAGGTTACCGTGGCCGACAGCTACACTATGACCGAGGCCGACAAGGATGCTCTGCGCAACGGTGGCATCGTCTTCAAGGCCGCTGCACCCGCACTGTGAGGAGGATATAACAATGCCTGCTGAACTGAATTTTTTTGACACCTATACCCTGATGGCCGTGCAGAAGCGCATTGTGCCCAAGCAGACTTTTTTCCGTGACCGCTACTTTCCCACGGAGGAGGGCGACATCTTCAGCTCCAACAAGGTGCTGACCGAGTACATGGACGGCGACCGCAAGATGGCAGCCTTTGTGTCGCCTTGTGTCGGCGCAATCCCGATGGAGCGCATGGGCTACGAGATCCACGAGTTTGAGCCTGCGTCCATCGGTGTGAGCCGTCCTCTGACCTCTGATGACCTGACGAAGCGTGGCTTCGGCGAGGCCATCTATGCCAACAGCACCCCTGCCAAGCGTGCCGCAAAACTGGTCCAGAACGATCTGGCTGACATGGATGGCCGTATCATCCGCACCGAGGAGTGGATGTGCGCACAGACCATGCTGGACAACGGATGCGTCATGCAGGAGATGCTCGACAACGTGACCAAGGGCGAGGCAAAGGTCGTGAATTTCTACAATCCCGGCCACGAGAACGACCACATCTACACTGCCGCCCACAAGTGGAACGAGGAAGGTGGCAATTTCTTTGGCGACGTTCCGGCTATGTGCCGGCTGCTGTCCAAGCGTGGTCTGCGCGCTGCCGACCTGCTGCTGGGTGCTGATGTTTATGACGCAGTGATGAATCTCGAAAAGGTTCAGCGTCTGCTGGATAAGAATTCCGGCATCATCATCGGCCAGATTGAGCAGCAGCTGAGCGCATACGACGGCGTTGTCTACGGTGGCACCCTCAACTTCCGCGGCTACAAGTTGAATCTGATTTCTGTTGATGAAACCTATGTGGATTCCACCGACAAGGAGCAGAGTTACTTCCCCAAGACCGATGCCGTGATTACGGCTCCCGGCTGCGGCCATCTGATGTATGGTGCTATCACTCAGATCAACTACGGCGACACCATCCAGTCCACCATTTCTGGCCGCCGTGTTCCGAAGTTCAGCATCGATCAGGAAAACGACACTCGCAAGACCGCCCTGAAGTCTCGTCCTCTGGCTGCACCCAAGAACTACATTCCGTGGATTCGCGCCAAGAACATGGTCGGCTAAGTCTGACCTGAAAGGAGTACACCGATGATTGTTGAAATTCTTTGCGGTGGCTACGGCTGCCCCACCAAGACTGGTGTTCACACTGTTGCGCATGGCGAGCGGTGTGAGGTCAGCGATGCCGAAGCAGCCCGCCTTATCGGGCTGGGTGTGGCGAAATGCGCGTTTTCTGCGCCCACTGCCCCGGAAACCGCCCCTGCGGACGTTCCGGCAACTGCGGAAGGTAACGACACTCCCGCAGCCGAAGCCTCGCAGAACGGCTCTGAGGCGGCACACCTCGACCCCGACCAGCTGCAGAGCATGACCGTAGCCGAGCTGAAGAAATTGGCTGCGGATATGGGCATCGAAACCAAGCAGCTCAAGACCAAGGATGAACTCGTCGAGGCTATCTGCGCCGAGGACGTTGTTCCCGGTGACGAGAGCACCGAGGCCCCGGAGCTGTCTGCTGCGATGCCCACCGCATGAGCGGCTTCAAGGACGCTGTGCAGGAAGACCTGAACAGCGTCTTTCTGAATCTGGACGAGTTCGCAGAAACGCACACGGTCTACTATGACGGTGAGGAGTATTCGGATATTCCCATTGTCATGACCGGCCTCTCCGAAAAGGAGCGGGTGCGTCAGAGCATCAGTGACCATGCAGAGGGCATATACCGGGTAAGCCGGGTGCTGCATTGCGATATTGCAGCTCTCGGCGGGAAGCAGCCGGAGCAGGGCTGCAAGCTGGGCATTGACGAAGACGGATTTGTCCGCAGCTACTATGTGGCATCCTCTGTCTGCGAAATGGGGATGCTGCGGGTAGAACTGGAGGCGATTGACGAATGAGCGATGTGACAACGGACACCATGATGCACAGCGTGACAGCTGGCATCGCTGTTGACATTGCAGAGGAGGGGTTTGACCGCGTGTCAGCCATCCTTTCCGGAATCCCCGGAGGTGCCAATCGTGCTGTAGGATCTGCGCTGGCTCGCGCCGCTGCCGCCGGAAAAACGGTGGCGAAGCGGGCAGTCACGCAGGAGTATGCCATCAGCAGCAGCGAATTTTCCAACCGCACAAAGAATATCAACAACATCCAGCGGGGCAGCAATGGTGAGGTTTCCATCAACTTCGGCTACCGTGGCAGCGTTATCCCCCTTAGAGTTTTCGACACCAAGGTGGACCGCAGCGGCCGCGTAGTAACTCGCGTGAAGAAATCCGGCGCAAGACAGGCACTGGACCACGCTTTTGAGGCGAAGATGGGCTCTCACTATGGCATCTATGAGAGGCAGGGAGAAAAACGGTTCCCAGTCAAGGAATTGTTTGGTCCTGCCACCCCGCAGATGATGTACTCCAACGAGAATGTTATGGACTCCATCGAGGCGAAAATGGCCTCTACCTACGAGGAACGCATTGAGCACGAGATTACACGAGTTTTGAATGGATGGGGTGTGTGATATGACCAGTGTGGTTTTGCTTGAACAGCTGAAAGCATTCACCGAGAAAATCATGTCCGACATGATTCTTCCGGTGGCTATGCAGCAAGGCGATACCGAACAGGCCTACCGTGCCCCGGAAGTTTACCTGATGCGGTTGCCTGACAGCAGGGCTGCCAAGAAAAAGGCTCCCTACATCATCCACCGGGTTATTCCGCTGGCAACGGAGCAGCAGCCTGGCAACGAGGAGCGCACGGTCGTGTCTGTGCGATCTATTTTCTGCTGCTACAACCCGGACGAACAGGAGGGTGACCTTGCGCTCCTGAACATGATGGAGCGTTTCCGGGTGGAGCTGCTGAAAGTCCGCAAGGTGGGCGGTGTCGGAGCTGATGGAAAGCCCCGGTATCAGTTTACTCTCGACATTTCCCCCGACCACAAGTTGGAAAGCATTCCTTATGACGAGGAATCGAAGCCCTACTATGCCGGAGAAATGATCACCTACTGGAAGCTGCCGACCGTGCAGCAAACGGAGGACATTGAATTATGGCGGTGAAAAAGACCGCGGCGGAACAGAACGCCGAAAACGCCGTGAGCGCCGAGCCTGCACAGAGCAAGCCCGGCGTTTCTATTTACGTCGGCCCGTCCATTCTGGGCTACATCCAGAAAAACACGATTTACCCCTGCGCTGCTGCGGAGGCCGTAGAGCGTGATGATGTGAAGATTGCCACCGAGAAATATCCCGGTGTGGCCGACTTCATCATCAATGTGGACGAACTGCACACCACGCCTGAAAAGGCAAAAGCACGCGGCGAGGCCGTCCTTGCATTTGCACGGATGCTCGCCAAATCCAAGTAAGGAGGAATACATACTATGGCAGATCATGGTATCAATGTCAGCCGCGCCGATACCGCCGTGGCGACACCGAACACCGCAACCTGCGGCATCCCCTTTGTCATTGGCACCGCACCGCTGTCTAAGGCGACCGGTACTGCTGCGACCGCTGGCCTCCCGGTGCTCTGCACCAGCTATGATGAGGCAAAGGAACAGCTGGGTTATGACGACGACTGGGCCAAGTACACCGTCTGTGAGGTGATGTACTACCACTTCAAGCTGTGCGCCTGCCAGCCGGTCATTTTCCTGCCCGTTGGCGAGACCGCCGAGGCTTCCGATGTGTCCGCCGCTGTTGAGCAGATTGAGCTGTGCCTGACCATGTTCGGCATTGTGCCCGACCTGATTATGGCTCCCGGCTTCTCCCAGGATGCCACCGTTGCAGCTGTTATGGACGCAAAGGCTGGCTCCATCAACGGCATGTTTACCGGCAAGGCTCTGGTGGACATTTCCGCAAAGACCTATACCGCTGCGGTTCAGGCGAAAAACAGCGGCACCTATACCGAAAAGACCATCCTGTGCTGGCCCAATGGCACCCTCGGTGATCTGCGTTTCCACGGTTCCACCGTCGAGGCGGGCTGCCTTGCAGAAACCGATACCGGCAACGAGGGCATTCCCTATGAAAGCCCCTCCAACAAGACCGTTCACATCGACGGCCTGTGCGACGACGACGGCAACACTATCAACCTGACCTATAATCAGGCCCTTGTTGTTGATGCTGCAGGCATCTGCACCTTCCTGAACTTCATGGGCGGCTGGACCGCTTGGGGCAACCATACTGCGTGCTACCCCAAGTCCACGGATGTGAAGGACTACTTCATCCCGCTCAGCCGTATGTTCGACTACGTCTCCAACACCCTCATCAAGACGTTCTGGAGCAAGCTCGACAAGCCGATGAACCGTCGTCTCATCGACACCATTCTGGATAGCGCCACCATCTGGCTGAACGGTCTGGTGGGCGCAGGCTATCTGCTGGGTGCCCGTGTGGAAATGCTGGAAAACGAGAACCCGCTGACCAGCCTGATGGCGGGCAAAATCAAGCTGCACGTCTACATGACCCCGCCCTCTCCGGCGCAGGAAATTGATTTTGTGCTGGAATATGACGCTGACTATGTGACCAGCGCACTCCAGTCCTAAAAAGGAGGCACTACAATGGCAATCGATCAGAGCGTTATCAACTTCGCGGTCTATGAGGACAGCGTGGAGTATCTGGGTATGTCGAAAGTTACCCTGCCTGATGTTACCTTTCTGACGCAGAGCATTTCGGGCGCTGGTGTCGGTGGTAACGTCGAAGCGGTCATTCTGGGCCATTTGGAGGCTATGACCCTTGGTCTGGAATTCCGCACCACCACGCCGCAGTCCGTCCAGTTGTCGGAGCTGCGCCGTCACAGCATTGACCTGCGTGTGGCAAACCAGTATGAGGATCCTGTTGCGGGCACGGTCGAGGCACGGAAGGAAAAGCATATTTTCGTGGTCGTGCCCAAATCGACCAAGAGTGGCACCATTGCCCCCGCAACGCCCACCTCTGGCTCCGGTGAATACGCTGTCCGCTACTGGGCAACGTACATCAACGGTAAGAAGGTTCGTGAACTGGACCCCCTCAACTTCATCTGCTACATCAACGGTGTGGATTATCTGGCCGGTGTCCGTGCGGCCCTGGGCAAGTAATCCGCATATAGCGTTTCGCCGGAGCTGCATTTTGCAGTCCCGGCCTATTTTTTGAGCGTGAAAGGAGCTATCCAGCATGAACGCCGTCATTGACCCGAAAGAATTTGATGCAGCTCAGGCCGCCGCTGCAAAGGCTGCTGCCGCTGCTGACCCGTATACCTACACTCACAAGCTCCAGAAGCCCCTTGACTATGAGGGCAAGCACTACGAATCCCTCACGTTCAACTGGGGCAAGCTGACCGGCAATGACTCCATCGCCATCGAGGCAGAGCTTACGGCTCTGAATCAGCCGGTTATCATCCCCTCGATGAGTGCGGGCTACCTTATCCGCATGGCCTGCCGGGCGTGTACCGAGCCTATCGGTGTTGATGTCATTGGTGCTATGAGCATCCGGGACTACAACACCATCCGCACCAAAGCGAGAAATTTTTTGCTGAGGTCGGACTTGTAACCGGTGATGGCGGCGTGTGGCTGCGGCGACAGGTGCTTGCAATGGCACAGGTCAACTGTACGCCTGCGCCCTACTGGCTGGAAATGCCCCTGTATCAGTTCCGGCAATGGATCCGCAGCAGCAATGACCTCATTGCCGAGCGCCAGAGAGCGAGAAAGGACGGTAAGTAGTGGCTCGTAAAGAGTGGGAGCTGCTGTTCAACCTGTCCGCCAAACAGAACAGCAGCTTTTCCAGTACATTCAAGGCTGCTCAGTCTGCCCTTGTGGAAACGCAGGGGAAGATTCAGCTGTTGAACAAAGTACAATCCGACATTTCGGCGTACCAGAAGCAGCAGCAGGCCGTTGACGCAACCCGTCAGCGGCTTTCTGTTTTGCAGCAACAGTACGACAACATCCAGAAAGAGATTCAGGAGACCGAGGGTTATTCCTCTGCGTTGGAAAACAAGCTGATTTCCAAACAAGCGCAGATCGACAAGACCACGGCCTCCCTGAACACTTATGAGCAGCGTTTGGCTGCCACCGGGAATGCTCTGCACGAAGCTGGCGTGGATACCACGCAGCTGACGGCGGAAAGCGTCCGGCTGGAAACTGAGGTCGATAAGCTCAAGGATAAGCAGGTTGACCTCAAGAAAACGATGGACGAGGCCGGTGAGGGCGCAAAGGGATTCGGTGAAAAATCGGTCGAGGCGCTTGAGACGGTCGAGGCCACGCTGGCCACGGTCGGCATTTCAAAGGCCCTCGGAGAAATCCGGGATGCCTACATGGACTGCGTCAACACCGCAGGTGATTTTGAAGCATCCATGAGCAATGTCGAGGCCCTCTCTGGTGCTACCGGTGAGGAGCTGACGGCTCTGTCCGACAAGGCCAAGGAGATGGGCGCGACCACCAAATTCACCGCTGGTGAATCGGCTGATGCCCTGTCCTACATGGCTTTGGCAGGCTGGGACACCCAGTCTATGCTGGACGGCATCAGCCCGGTGCTGAATCTGGCTGCTGCTGCCAACATGGATCTGGCGCAGGCATCCGATATTGTCACCGACTACCTGACGGCCTTTGGCCTGAAGGCCTCCGACACCACGCACTTTGTGGACGTAATGGCCTACGCCATGGCCAACTCCAACACGAATGTCATCCAGTTGGGTGAGGCTTACAAGGCGTGTGCAGCTACCGCTACATCCCTCGGCTACTCGGTCGAGGAAACCACCGCTGTGCTGGCTACCATGGCCAACGCCGGTGTCAAGGGCGGCGAGGCTGGCACGGCCCTGAACGCCATCTTCACCCGCCTTGCAACCAACACGAAAGAGTGCGGGGACACCCTTGCAGAATACGGTGTGCAGATTTATGATGCGCACGGCAATATGCAGAGCCTGTCCAGCATCCTCACAGGCATGGCCGGTATCTGGGACACCCTGACCGACCAAGAGCAAGCCAACCTTGCAAAGGTCATTGCCGGCACGAACCAGTATTCCAAACTGCAAACCATCATGGCCGGGTGCAGCGAGGCCGCAGCCGAGGGCGGGCAGTCTTTTGCGGACTACACCGCAGCTCTGAACGACTGCGCCGGATCTGCCGATAAAATGGCAGGCACCATGCTCGACAACATGAACGGCAGACTGACGCTGATGCAGTCCGCAGCAGACGGCCTGAAAATCGCCATCGGTGAGGATTTGACTCCGGTGATGTCGGATTTGTACGATGTCGGCGCGGAAGTCCTGGGCTGGATGCAGGGATTTGTAGAGGAAAATCCCGGTGTGGTCAAGGGAATTGCGGCAGGAACCGTCACGTTGGGCGGTCTGGTCGGCACGCTGACTGCGGTTTCAGCTGGCATAAAACTAGCTCATGCGGCGGCAACTCTGTTCACTGGCTCTCTGGCGGGACTTGCTGGCCCGCTGACGCTTGCATCTGTGGCGATTGCAGGAACGGTTACGCTCGTCACGGCACTGGCAACATCTGCCGATGCGACGGTGCCCTCTGTAAAGGAGCTGACCAGCGCCGCTCGTGACATGGGCGACAGCATGGAAGAAGCGAGCGCAAGCTACGATTCCACCCTGTCCAACATGGCAGCGACCGCCAGCGTTGCGGACCAGTACATCAGCAAGTTGGAGGCCATCGAGGCCGCCACAAATGGGAACACGGACGGAAATGCCGAATACCACGACACGCTGGCCCGGCTGTCTGTTCTGGTGCCCAGTCTTGCAGATGATATTGACCTTGAGACCAATTCCATCAAGGGCGGCACCGCAGCGCTGCGCCAGCACACGGATGCCTATGTGGCGGATGCCAAGGCACAGGCCCGGCAGGAATACCTGAACACCCTTTATGACCAGTACAACAATGTGCTGGTTGAGAGTGCTGAGAACGAAACCAAGCTGGCGACCGCGCAGGCAAAGGTGGAAAAATCCAATGCCGGCATGTCTGCTGCCTACGATAAGCTGCTGACCACCCTCGGCCTGACGGATGAGCAGTTCAAGCTCACCTACGGCACGGTGGAAGATCTGCCGTGGCGCACCATGAGCGAGGATGTGCAGCAACTGCGCACTGAGTATATGGGGTACTCGGATGACCTTGTCACTGCTCGGCGGGAGGTCGAGAACTACACCGCCGCCGTAGAACAGGATCAGGAGGCTATCAATGCCGCCGAGGCCGAGTATCAGGAGGCCAGCGCCGCAGTCGATGCCCTGAATGCTTCGCAGCAGTCCGCCGCCGACAGCGCAGACGATGTTGCAGCGCAGCAGCAGAATGTGGCGAATGCCATCTCTGATGCAGAGCTTCGGATTCAGGACATCATTGCAGCCTACAAGGATGCCTATGATGAAGCCTACGGCAGCATCAGCGGCCAGTATGCGTTGTGGGATTCTGCGGAAAAGGTCGTTTCGACCTCCGCTGCATCCATCAACAATGCACTGCAAAGCCAGATCACCTACTGGGACAACTACAACCAGAACCTCGAAAAGCTGAACGAACGGGCGGCTGACATCGACGGTCTGAGTGAAATTATCGCCAGTTTTGCGGATGGCAGCAAGGAATCCGTCAATGCGATTGCCGGTATGGCCTCGGCCTCGGATGCTGATCTCGCCAAAATGGTTGAGAACTATGCTGCACTGAAAGAAGCGCAGGATACCACCAGCGAATCTATCGCCGACCTCAAGACCGGCATGAGCAATTCTATGGACGAAATCGCCAAGACCGTAGCCGATACCGTATCGGAAATGGACATGAGCGACGAGGCCACGAAAAGCGCCAAGGAGACGATTCAGGGCTTCATCGATGGCGCATCCAGCATGATGCCCCGTGTGCAGGAAGCCTATGCCAAAATCGCCTCGGCGGCCTCTACTGCGCTGGCAGGCTCCAACGAGCGCTACAATGTCAACCACGGAATCCCCGGATATGCTGTTGGTACGGAAGATGCGGCTCCCGGCTTTGCCCTCGTTGGTGAGCATGGCCCGGAGCTGGTCTACTTCAACGGCGGGGAATCTGTTCTGACAGCCTCGGAAACCAGACGGGAGATGGAGAGCGCAAGCGTTACCCCCATGAGCGCTGAGCTGCCAGAGAGCAACGGCTCCTCCTCAGCACGCAGCACGGTTCCTATATCGCTCTCGCCGGTTTACCATATCTCAGGTATATCTGATACTGCCGAGCTGCAAAACGTCCTGAATGCCCAGAATGACAGCCTGAGAGAACTTGTCCTCGAAATCGTGAAAGATGCAGAGGACGATGATTTCAGAGGGAGGTATGCATGAGTAAAACCTATACGACTGTGCAAGGCGACCGCTGGGACAGCGTGGCCTATAAGCAGCTCGGCAGTTGCGCCTATGCTCCCAACCTGATGGCTGCTAATCCGCAGCACTTGGGCTATTTTGTGTTCCCGGCCGGAATCGTTCTGACGCTCCCGGATACCGAGACACAAACCAGCTCTACCTTGCCCCCGTGGAAGAAGGTGGTCACATGAGCGACGAAAATACCGCCCGCCATGCCGAGTGTACTGTGGAGTTTGACGGCGTGGACATCACCAGCAGCATCAAGCCCTACCTGCTGTCGCTGACATTTACCGATAATGAGGAAGATGCCAGTGACGACCTGCAGATCAAACTCCAAGACCGGGAGGGCGTTTGGATGACCGACTGGCTCCAGAAGATGCTGGACGGCGATGTGTCGGCCGCATCTTCTGATGGCTACAAGGTTGGTGACGTGGTGCAGTTCCTTGGCGGTCCACACTACAAGGCATCTACCGACAAAAAGGCAAACGGAACACCAAAGGCTGGCCCGGCCAAGATCACCATCATCAAGCAGGGCGCGCTGCACCCGTACCATGTTATTCACACGGACGGAACGTCCCGGGTCTATGGCTGGGTCGATGCCAGCGAGATCTCCGGTAAATCTGGCGGCAGTTCTTCCGGCAGCAGTGAAGGTGGCCTGAAAATCCGGGCTACCATCACGGCCTGTAACTGGCACTCTGACGGAAAGGATGAGGCGCTGGACTGCGGGGAGTTTGAGCTGGATAGCATAAACGCATCCGGCCCGCCCGACATTATCACCATAAAGGCCACGGGGCTGCCCTATACCAGTCAGATCCGGCAGACCAAGCAGAGCAAGGGCTGGGAAAAGTACAAGTTATCCGGCATCGCCAATGAAATGGCGAAGAAGAACGGTATGAAGTCCCAGTTCCTTGCGAAAAAGGATCCTGAGTATAAGCGTGTGGAGCAGTACCGCTGCTCTGACATCGACTTCCTGTCGCAGTTGTGCCATGATGCCGGCTTGTCGCTGAAATGCACAGACGGCAAACTCGTTATCTTCGACCAGAAAGAATACGAGGGAAAAGATTCTGCATGGACTGTCACCAAAGACGACAAAAGCTATATCAAGTGGAGCCACACGCTCGGCCAGGCCGGAACGCAGTATGCGTCCTGCCGGGTGTCCTATGTTGGGCCGAACGGCAAGCCCATTGAGGGTATCGCCTACGTCAAGGACTACGATGCCAAGAGCAAAACCAACCAGCAGCTGGAAGTTTATGCCCCGGTCACGAGCAAGACCGAGGCCAAAGAACTGGCTGCCAAAAAGCTCCGGTTGCACAACAAGTTTGAGCGTCAGGTTGGCTTTACCTACCACGGCGACCCGGGCAAGGTTGCAGGCCTGACGTTTGAAACCAAGAGCTTCGGGCCGTGGGATGGAAAGTACATCGTGAAGCAGGCCAAGCATACCGTGACCGGCTCTGGCGGGTACACCACGCAGGTTTCCGGCCGTCATGTTTTAGGAGGGTACTGATGAACACCGCTGTTGACGTTCGCCTCGGTAAAGTCACCGATGTGAACAAAGAAAAGCGCCTTGTCCGCTGCAAATTTGAGGACACCGGCATCACGTCCGGCTGGCTCCCGGTGATGCAGCACTACAAAGCCATTGTCTATACGGAGTCAGCCGGCGAACACAATCACCAGTATATCCACCCCAGCCCCTACAACCTTGAGATCAAAACGACCATGGATGGCTCACGCCAGATTTGGGATGAGGAAGAAAAGGTCATCGGGGCGGACAACTCCACAAACCATCAGCACAAGTCCCATGTGGTGTGGTGGCTGCCGGCCATTGATGATACGGTGGTCTGCTTGTACCTCCCGTGCTTCAATGCTGATGGCTTCGTGCTGGGAGGGATTTATCCGTGATTGTCGGTTGCCTCGGAGACATCAGTTTTGCCGTGTTCGATAGCCATGTCGAGACCATCAAGAACATGGTGCAAAATGTATCTGCCAGATATACTACCCACCAGCGCGCCGGAGGCCCGGCCCTGACCGAGTTTACAGGCACCGATGCTCAAACAATTACGTTTGACATTGAACTGGCCGCATACCTCGGCGTGAATCCAACCAAAGAGCGGGAACGACTGCAAGAATGCGTCCTCAATGGGACAACGCTGCCGTTCGTTCTCGGCAATGTGGTCTATGGCAGCTATCGGTGGGTTATCAAATCTGTAAAATTCAAGACCCTGCACACAGACGCTTTCGGTACACCGACATGGATTACCGCAAGCGTTTCTTTGTTGGAATATCAGAGAGAATGAGGTGATTTTTGTGAGCAACTACTTGGTATCGGCAAACGACCTGACCACCATTTCCCTTGGGGAGCAGGATACCGTGACCAGCGTTCTGCAGAACATCGCCGTCATCCTGTCTACACCGAAAGGCACAGTGCCTTGCTACCGGGAATTTGGCATTGATATTGCGAACATTCTCGACCGGCCGGAAAATGTGGCGCAGCCTATGCTCTGCGCTGCCATCAAGGAGGCCATCGAGCGGTTTGAACCTCGTGCCACCTACATGGGGACTACTTTCAAGGAAGCCCCGGACACTCCCGGGCGGATGCTGCCCGTCGTGGAGGTGAGCATCAGTGCGTAAAACCTACGAGTTCGTGTCTACGGACATGGATGAGCTGGACAGGCTGCTTGTCGCAGGATATGAGCAGTTCTTTGGCAAAACTGTGATGCCCGGTAGCCCGGAACGGCTTTTCATTTCGTGGGTCGAAGATGCCATCATGTACGAGCGTGCCCAGAATAACTGGACAGGCTGCCAAAACTTGCCCAGCAGCGCAGAGGGCGAGTATCTGGATGGCCTGGCCGAGCTGTTCTATTTGCAGGAGCGCCCCAAGCCTACGGCGGCGACCTGCACCATGCGCTTTTACATCAGCGAGCCCCGCCAGACGGCGGTGCTGATTCCAGCCGGCACCCGTGTCACAGACGACAATGCAGCCCTGTACTGGGAAACCTCCGCAGACGAGTACGTTCCCATCGGCGCAACATACACGGATGTTCAGGTGACCTGCCAGACCGTGGGCACGGCTGGCAATGATTATGCTGTGGGGGACATCCACACCGCTGTTGACATCTACGACTACTACTCCGGCTGCTCCAATATCACGGTCAGCGCAAACGGTTCTGATGCCCCGGACGACGAGGAATTTTATGAGCTGATGCGTGACAGTCAGAGTGCATGGTCTGATGCTGGCCCAATCGGTGCCTACAAATACTTTGCAAAGAGGGTTTCCACGGAAATCGCAGATGTCGTTGCAAATTCGCCCAGCCCTGGCACGGTTTGCCTGTATGCCGTCATGAACGATGGCAGCGTGGCTGGCGAAGAAACCAAGCGTGCCATGGTTGCGGCCTGCTCACCGGATGAAATCCGGCCGCTGACGGACTATGTGATCTCCGGCGACCCGGAAGAAGTGCCCTATGATATCGACCTGACCTATTACCTGACCCGTGACGGAAGCATTTCCGCAAGTGAAGCTCAGTCCGGCGTGAATGAGGCTGTGCAGCGGTACATCCGCTGGCAGTCCGGCAAGATGGGCAGGGACATCAACCCTGACAGGCTGCGGTATCTGCTTCTTTCGGCCGGCATCAAACGTGTAGACCTCAAACAGCCCGCCTTTACTCCGCTGGAAGACGGTGCGCCATCCCTTGACCGCAACGACAAGGTTCCGCAAGTGGCAAAGTTGGGCACGGTGACGATAAAGAGCGGAGGGTATGAGGATGAGTAACCACGGCCTGACTGCTGACAACATGATGCAGCAGTTTCCGATTGCGCTCCAAAAAGACCCTAAGACGGTGGCTCTGGGACAGGCCATAGCCAAGGTGATGGAATCCCGGCAGGATGAAATCGACTCCCTGCGGATTTATACCCGCATCGACGAACTGCCCGAATGGCTGCTTGACATTCTGGCTCGTGACTTCGCCGTGGACTGGTACGATAGATCCTACACCCTTGAGGAAAAAAGAAAAACCATCAAGGACAGCTTCTATGTTCACCGGCACCGTGGCACAAAAGCGGCTGTTGAAAGAGCCATTTCTGCGATTTATCCCAATCCCAAAGTTTTGGAGTGGTTTGAGTACGGCGGCGATCCGTACCACTTCAAACTCCGTATCACGGTTGATTTCGCTGCAATCAATGAGGCCAAACATCAGCAGGTTTTGCAAAAAATCATCTGCTACAAAAATCTTCGGTCGCATTTGGACAGCGTCATTTACTACACGGAAACGGAGCCGAAAGCGTGCTATGTTGCAGCGATTCCCTGCGCCACAACGATGTCCTACACGGTTCTTATGCCGGGTGTTATCGAGCCGCGGGCAGTCAGCGCACACGCCTGCGCCGCTGGTGCGGTCAGCACAACTCGGATGAAAACGACCATTGCGCTGCCCGGAACTATCCACGCCAAGGCTGTGTCTGCACAGGCGCTTGCATCTGGCAGACCTGCGCAGACCTATGAAACCGTCACCATCAAGTTAGGAGGGAAATCGTTATGAGCTGGGAAAAATATGCATATACCAGCGCCGGTGCTGCGATGTTGTCCGAGTCCATTTCGGGCGGTGCGCTCACCATCACCCGTGCTGTAAGCGGCACGGGCACCGTTGACACCGACTTGTCCGAGGAAACGGCAGTCAGCGGTGATACCTATGAGCTTAAACTGCTGGGCATCGACACCGTGGAATATGAGGGTGAAAAAGCCCGCAAAGTTAGCATTTGGACGGGCGGTGCAGATAAGCCGTACTTCATGCACCAGATCGGTGTGTTTGGCCGCCTCAATGACGACCCGGAGGACACGCTGCTCTTTTTGATGCAGGACGATCGGGGCATCGAGATCCCGGCCATCGGTACTGCTGACCATGAATTCCAAATTGCTGTGTTGCTGGCCGTTTCGACCAAAGCCAATATCTCACTCACCGTTGACCCGCAGGTTGAAGCAATTATGCGGATGGTGCGGGAAATGGTGCTGAAGGAGATCTCACAGCACAACGATGCCCCGGATGCCCATGCCAAAATCATCACCGAAGCCACCAGTAAGGCTCTGAAAGAGCTGGAGGAATCCGGCCAGATCATGTCGGAAGACAGGGTCAAAGAGCTTATCAAGGAAAGCGGCGGCGGTGGTGGCGGCAGCTCCGGCGGCTACTATGGCAAATACGACCTGACCCTTTCTGTGGACGGCTGGAAAGCCGTATCGGACAGCGAGGGTGAAATGCCGTATGCGTATACCTACGATGCAGAGTTGGCAGACTGCACCCCTGAGCTTTGGCCCAGCGGTTCCGCAACTGCCAGCTGCTTTTCTATTTCGAACAAGGCGGGTGTCCTGAACGGGTGCGAGACTTTGAACGGTATTGTTCGCTTTTTCTCTCAGCGCATCCCGGAAGCTGATATTCAGGCAGTCGTCACTCTGTTCGGGAAAGGAGGTGGCACCGGTGAACTGGTAATTGCGACCCGTGACCGGCTGGGCTGCGTGAAAATTGGCGACGGCGTGGAAGTGACCAAAGACGGTGTTATTTCTGTCCACGCCACAGTTTCCGAAGACCAGATGGCAGCTACGGATGATGTATCCGAAATGCTGGCCGAAATCTACGACAAATAAACACCAAACAACAATTTACGGAGGATACTTATTATGGCTTACAATGTTGAGAAGCTCGCAAAGCTGGGCGCACTGAAGGAGCTGGGTCTGAAGCAGAAGGCCGTTGACGAGGCCCAGAACAAGCGCATCAAGGCTCTGGAGGATGTCGGCGCACAGGCCAACGTCTTGGAGGGCGTTAAGGTGAACGGCGTTGCCCTGGCCATCGCTGAGAAGATGGTGGACATTCTGGTTGCCACCGGCTCCAAGAACGGTAGCATTTCCGTGGCTGGTACCGATGTTGCCATCAAGGGTCTGGCTGCACTGGCCTACAAGGCGAAGATTTCCCAGTCTGACCTCGATGACGCTCTGGCTGCTGTTCTGGCTGCAAAGGCCGACAAGGCCACTACTCTGGGTGGATACGGCATCACCGACGCTTACACCAAGGACGAGATCAACGCCAAGATCAGCGCTGTCTATAAGCCCGCTGGCTCTGTGGTCTTTTCTGCGCTGCCCGCGCTGGCTGAGAATGTTCTGGGCAACGTCTACAACGTGACCGATGCTTTCACCACCACCAACAACTTCGTTGAGGGTGCGGGCAACAAATATCCCAAGGGCACCAATGTCGTGGTGGTCAAGGTCGGCGATGCCTACAAGTATGATGTGCTGGCCGGTTTCGTTGACCTGTCTGGCTATGTGGAGAAAGAAGCGGGCAAGGGTCTGTCTGACGAGAACTTCACTGCGGCTCTCAAGGATAAGCTGGACGGCATTGAGGCTGGCGCAAACAAGTATGTCCATCCCACCCACACCGCTGCTGCCAGCGGTTTGTACAAGACCACTGTGGATGAAGAGGGCCATGTGACCGATACCATTCCTGTGACCAAGGATGATATCACCGGCCTTGGCATCCCGGCTCAGGATACCACCTATGATGAGGCGACCACTGCCAAGGCTGGCCTGATGTCCGCTGAGGATAAGACCAAGCTGGACGGCATGAATACCACCATCGATAAGGCCATTGCGAACCATACGGCTACCGATGCCGAGGTGTCCGAGATGCTGGCAGAGATTTACGGCGAGTAAGCCTCTGAGATCTCATGAGTAAAGGGGCGGCGGAGAATATTCACCGCTGCCCCTTATTTTTTTTATGGGAGGTGACTTCTTTGAGCAATGCGCTCACAACTTTGGATCAGCTCCGCAGCGCTGCATCCCAGTCCAGCAATGCTACCGCCAAAGTCGCATCTGCCGCCGCTGCTGCACTGGAAGAAATGCACGGACTGAAAGCAGACCGGGCAACATTCGTTTCGTTCTCCATCCCTGTCACCGGCTGGAAGTCCGATTCCAGCGTCCCCGGGTATACGAAGTACATCGACATCAAGGTGGATGGTCTGACGGCGGCAGATAGCGTGGTGGTGGATGTTGTCCCGGCGAGCAGCGCAGTTGCACGAGCGGCAAATTTTGTTGCGACGGAAAGCCGTGCCGGCATCCTCCGGCTCCGTGCGGCATCGGTGCCCACAGCTGCGATTTCGGCGCAGTACCACATCATCACGGCCGCGACAGCGGCAAAGGAGGGTTAATCTTATGGCATGGGGTCCTTTTAATGCTGGTGGTGGCGGCGGTTCGTCCGGCGGCACTGCGGCAGATATTTCCTATGACAACAGCAAGTCCGGAATTTCGGCGGCGAATGTGCAGGAAGCCATTGATGCGCTTTCTGTGCTGACCCTGACGATTCAGGCCGTGCCCGCCCAGAGCGGGAGCTTGACCTATACCGGCTCCACCCAGAGTCCCACATGGAAAGGCTATGACAGCAGCATGATGACGATCGGGGGCGTGACCTCCGGCATCAATGCTGGCACCTATACGGCCACGTTTACGCCCATCGGCAAGTATGTCTGGACGGACGGCACGCAGGAAGCCAAGAGTGTGTCGTGGACGATTGGCCGAGCCGAGGTCAAGAATGTGC